CGTCCCCCAGTAAATTTCCCCATTTTGTTAGATTAAATATTGTTCTCCCTAACTTCGCAGAACCCCCAGTTTTTATTTTTACACGTTCCCCAATATCGTTTATTTGATACTTTTCGAATTTAAAAGTTTTACGGTCCAGGTCGATCGGTCTAGATATTTCATACAGACGTTTGATTGTTTTAAAAAAATTTTTAGTATTAATTTTTCCAATAAGTTTGATTTTTTCGGGTTGTTTAAAATCAGATTGAGACATTCCAAAACCTTCTACCAATACTTCGACTTCTGATGAACTCATGGAGTTTTGGTTTGTATTTTGTGAAAATATAGTATCTGATCTACCTGGGTCGCTTATCACTCGATTACCTTGAGCATTAATATCCATGTTACATAATTTAACAATATTCAAACGTAGGTTTTCCAAAGTTGGTCTTGTTGGTAATTTTCCATCAGATCCTTCTGGACCACCATAACCCAAACCAGCACCTTCCAATTCGCGATAATTCTGTACACTAATTATATCATATACAAATGATAGCCCAGTTTGTTTCCTAACTGATATAGTCGCATGGTTTACAAATACATCCATTTTCACTCTATCGTATCCCATTTTTGTTATATCATTTGCCATTTTGTCTAATTTTAGCTCGTCTAAAGGCATTGATTTCGAGGTTTCCACTAAATACCTCACAAGGTCTTCACCTACATTGGATACACCGACTGTTTTTTGTCGACTATTATCTACGTCGGATACCACACCTGCTTTTTGTCGAGCATTCTCTTCTTCAAACAATCGGTTATCCGGGATATCTTCTTCAAACAATGGGTTATCCCTCACTTTAAACACTGCCTTTTCACCTGTTACAGATCCCATAGGTGATTGTTTTATCTTATTTTGTGTAGAGGCACTTACCTCTGTTTGAAGTCTGCTTGCTCCCAATGGATTGTTTCTATAGATTTTTGATACAGGTGGTTGTTTTATCTTATTTTGTTGAGCAGCACTTACCTCTGTTTCAATTTTGGCAGCTAACGATGTGTTAAAAGTTCTAATACCTATTAGTCGTGCGGTAGGTCGTTTTTGTTGTTCAGCCGGTTGAGCAGTTTTTGTATTTTCACCGACATTACGAGATTCTTTTTCATTATACTTACTACGAACGGTTTCTTCGCCGGGCAATTTCATTGGTTGAACTGGTTGAGCCTTTTTTGTATTTTCATCGACATTACGAGATTCTTTTTCATTATTCTTACTAGGATCGGTTTGTTCGCCGGGCAATTTCATTGGTTCACCTGGTTGAGCCTTTTTTGTATTTTCATCGACATTACGAGATTCTTTTTCATTATTCTTACTAGGATCGGTTTCTTCACCGGGCAGTTTCGTTGTTTCACCTGGTCGAGCCTTTTTTGTATTTTCATCGACATTACGAGATTCTTTTTCATTATCCTTACTATGATCGGTTTCTTCATCCGGTTTTTTGTCATTTTCATCTTCACCCGGTTTTTTGTCATTTTCATCTTCACCCGGTTTTTTGTCATTTTCATCGATATTCGGTTTTTTTTTGTTCTTTTCTTTTTTTTTATTTTCATCAGCTCTCTTTTTCTTTTCATCTTCATCTATTCTTCTTTTTCTATTGAATTTAGGATCTTTATTATGTATTATAAGATTTGTTGAAATACATAGTATCGGGTTATTTAAACAATTTAATGCTGTAATTAATACCAATAGAACAGAAATATAATGCGCTAATTTTGAATATTCAAGAAATAACATTCTATTTGTTATTAAACTGTTATATTTTTAAATAATATTTAAAAACATAATATTATGCAATTTGGTAATATATTTGAATTAAATAGGTTTTAATTGAAATATATTAAGTATTGAATCATCCGTGTTGATAAGAACATTATTGATATTATTTTGGTGATGATTTGTCTGATGTATATCTAAAATAACACTTTGCTTTTCTTCTTTAATTTAGCTCTTTAAATTTTTTATAATAACATGTTGGATCTAACCCACACGTCTGAAAAAGTTCTATTGTTTTTTCATTATAACAAACCGGGTTCCACCCACATCTATTATAGTTTTTATATAACCAATAAACAAGGAGAAATAATATCGCAACAACAATAACTTCAATTATAGACATTTGTACTTAATACCAATAAATTATTTTTTATTAAAAAGGATTTATATCACTAATTATTCTTGTATATTGAGTTTCCCTACCCGTTATATAACAAAGTGGGTCCGTTACACCACATAGATTATACCTATCCGTGATCCACTTGAGTATCATCATACTTACTATGATAATGGCTATTATAACACCTAATTGAATCATAGTTATTGGATCCATTTTTCTAAATACATTTATTTTTTTTTCGTAAAATAATTCTATAATAAATACCTTCAAATTGTAAATGAATATTCAAATAAAGAAATTTGATCCAGCATCAATAGATCCTTGTAGAATTTGCGTTTTTATAGGTAGACGTGGAACAGGTAAAAGTCAACTTGTGACAGATATACTTTACCACCAACGTAAAATCCCCATGGGTGTTGTAATGAGTGGCACGGAAGAATCGAATGAACACTACCAAAAATATGTACCAGATTCATTTATTTATGGACAATACGAACCTGAAGTAATTAAAAAGATTATATCACACCAGCAAAAATGTCTTAAAAAAATGAACTCAAAACAAAAGGAAGACTTCACAGATCCAAACAATAGTGTTTTTGTACTTTTAGATGATTGTATGTTTGACAATAAATGGACACGTGACAAAGACATGAGGTGTGTATTTATGAATGGAAGACATTATCGTATTTTTTTAATGTTAACTATACAGTATTGTATGGATCTCCCTCCAAGTTTACGTGGACAATGTGACTACATTTTTGTTCTTCGTGAAAATATTCTTGAAAACAAACAAAAACTGTATAAACATTTTTTTGGAATTTTTCCAACATTCGAAGCATTTAATGAAGTATTGGTACAATGTACTGAAAACTATGAATGTCTGGTGTTAAATGTAAGAAGTACTTCAAATAAAATAGAAGACGTTGTGTTTTGGTATAAAGCAAAGGTCGGTAGAAAATTTCGTATAGGTAGCCCTGCATTGTGGGAACACCATCGTAGAAATTACAATCCAAAACACTCTGACTCTACAGAAGAACCTTCAGCAGAAATAAAAAAAAAGGCAAATGCGCAACTAATTAGTATCACAAAAACAGACTCATCCGGAAAACTTAAAAAGAAAGTCTAAAGCTTGTCGTAAGTAATTATTAAAGCTTGTCGTAAGTAAGTGGGTCTAACCTATCTACGAAAACACTATATCTATTTGCTAAAGCATTTGCTATTGTCATATATGTAGGGTAGTCGAGTGACAATGGCTCTAGTGACAACTCGTTGGTTGATTTTATATAGTAAAATCTTTCCAAATCTGCTTTAATGTCGCCCCTAACACAGTTTGTAATATATTGATTACTTGAGCTTTCATCTGAACGATTTGCGTCGGTGTTAGAACAATACAAGTTAGTTATAGAATCAATTACATCTAATATTAACAGTGTTCTATCGATTTGGAAAGGAGTTGGTGGGTTATTTTGTCCTACACCTGTACTTGTTCCAGAATTTATACCTATTGCTTGGTTGTAACTAATAGTGTTTCCAGATATTATACTGGGTACGCCTTTCGTAGATACCCCTATAAAATTACCCAATTCGGTGGAGTTTACTTGCGAATTATCACTCATAAAATTGGCTATTTTTGGAACATTCATATACTTCACAAAAACTAAATACTGCTGGTCATTCAATGTTATATTACTAGAAGTAAGATCTGGTAAAGTGTAAGTTTCGTAGCCAAAACCCGGTGTATCTAATATGTAAGTAGTATTACTCGGTGAATTTGCAAAAGTGCTACCGTTAACAATCAAAAAAATAACTATAATTAAAAGTGATATTATTAAAATTTTCATTATAATTTATTTATAACATTTATTTTATTTTATAATTTGTTAAGAATAAGGGATTGGTAAGATAATTGTGTGTTTCCATACCTGTGACGGATTAGGAGATCAAGCTATTGACGTAATTAAATTATTTACAATCCCAGTATTGTTGTGTTTATCCACTGTGCTCTAGCTAATAAATAAATCCATACAGCGTGTTTAGATGCAGCTCTAAACGTTATACCCATTGTTGAAGCGTTGGGTGTACTTGTGGCACTGGTAGTAACATCAATTGGGTAATTAGCTGAAAGGTCATTAACCAATCCAACATAACCTGGATTTCCTGGGTTATAATACAAATTAATCAATGAATATAAAACACTTGCTTTTATTTTTTTTATGATAACATTATCTGTAATAGGTATTGTAGGAGTAGCTACTAAATACACATGATTTAAACCTTTTACATTGTCCCAGCTTAAAGTATCGTAGTTCGTTGTAATACCATTTACCGTTTGAGAGTTTATTTTCACTAAAGGTGCAGTTTCGGTTTTGTATTTACTTACGTCTATAATTGTTTTCGTTATCATGACTTTTTCATCATTATTCATAAAAGCACTTGCGTAAACATCGAAACTTAAATAATAATTTACAATTGTTGCGTCGTATTGATTTGGTAAATCGTATTTTCTGGGGGTAGTTGTATTTAAAGTTGTATTTGGATTCATGTTATAACACGTGATTTTTGCAGATGTTGAATTTGTGGAAAGGTACGTTAAAATAGAGTTATCGTATGGTATGTCACTAATAGATGTCCAAGATACAGCATTATTTAACACAGCTCCGGGTAAGGGTGAAGGGTAATTTTTAAGATTTTGACCACTAACAAAAGGTGATATCTTTATTATCACAAAATATAATATAATAATTATTAGTAGTACTATTAATAATATTTTCATTTCTATTATATTATATTATTTTATTAAATTAAATTTATATTATTTAGTTGGTTTTTTATCCAATTATCACGAGCCATAAGAGTGAGATAAATAGCATGGCGTGTATTATTTGAAATAAATATACCGGTATTATTAAGACTTACTGGGTAAGTAGTATTATTCAACTGCAGTACAGTTTTAGTAGTAGTTCCTGCTGTGTAATAAAATGATTCAGGTGAACCAGTTGTTATACCAAGGGCGGTAAGTGCATCAGGTGAATAACTATTTTTTACACTATCACAATTCCAAATTGAATTTATATTAATTGGTGCGTAACTTTGAGGTGGTTTGGTAGAATCATATGTATGTGTTTGTTTTAGAGCAGCTAGTAACCCACCAATTGGGGTAACCCCGGAATACTGGTTTTGGTTGTAATAATATTTTAAATCAGTTAATATGCCGTTAGTATACGATTTAAACGGTCCATTGGTTGCAATCAAATCTCCTACAGAGGATGTACCGCTCATTAGCGAATGCATAGCTATAAGTACACCCACTATAGTATTTCTTCTAATTGTTTGCGAAGCACTTATATTATTTCCGGATGTTAGTCCAATTGAACCCATTGTGCTCATTGGAGTTCCGATTTTTTTTGTATAACCACCCTGTATATCTATCATATCATTAAAAACAGCATCTGCCGGAATACCTACTGCTTGGCTGTAACTTATTGTTGGCTTAAAAGTAGTAGTAGTAGTAAATGAGCCAAGAGCAGCAGAAATACTTTGTGTATAGTAGGTAGTTACTCCTGACAAATTAGAAATATCAGATATTTCGTTAACTGTACCTGACGTTACAAAAAAAGGCCAAAATTGTGTATCGTTATTCATAAACGCTGAAGCGTAATAATCGTATTGAAAATAAGCATTAAATGCACCATATTCTC